TCCACCGAAAAAATCGATGGTGCAGTTGCAACGATTATGGCTTTGGATAGGGCGATAAGGTGCGGGAATGACAAGGGCGCTTCAGTCTATGATGACCGGGGTCTTCTATTTATATAAAAGCAAGAGTGATGCTCTTGCTTTTATAAATGCGTATAAAAAGAAAATGAAGGCAACGTCATTAACGCTACCTTCACAAGGGCGAAGCCCTCTGATTACACTGTTATTATATGCAGTTCATATCAAATTGTCAACTACTTTTTGAATGAACGCAAACGAAGTCAAAACAACTTGATTCCCGGTGAAATACTCTGCATTTTTCATTAGCCTTCCACTAGTGAATGTATGTAATTCATGCAAACGATTACGCTTAACATTTTCAGATACGACATCGTTATAAATATAGAGCAGGCAAACTATTTCAAATATGGGGCGACACGACAATTTATTCTTTCGTTCTTCTTTGAAGACAGAGGGTATGCCTTTTACAAAAGAAGAGATAGCTTCCGGAGGTTGTGTTTTTTGGGGACGTATAGAGTTAAGAAGACAATTATTGTGGGCACAAGCATTTCTCAGGCTTCTGACAGGATTAATTATGTTCTTGTCAATTCTGATACTCCCAGGGTATCTCTTTCTATAATAATCAATGAAAAAAATTAGATTCCTAAAACCAATTATTTCAACGAAAACCCAGGCGGGACAGTCAACAGAAAGAATTCGAGTATATATTCGTCCGGTATTCAAATCAACGACATTGCATAATTGAAAATACTTTTCAATTAATTCCCCTGTAAATATTGAATCCGCCTTTTCTTCAATGCTGTGAAGAATATCGGAATGTGTTGCAAGAAAATCATCAACAATAGAATAACCATCCTCCGCTGAATTTGCCTCTATTTCAGCAATAATTTTAACCTTAAGTGCATGTTCAATATCAATGCACATTGGGAGTAAGATTGCTCTTAAATGCATATCAAGCGTGGACATCTCCGTTAGATAAACAAACTCCAAATTTATGTATTTTCCTTCATTCGTACCTGAAGTATGTTTGTC